CGTTTTGGGCCAGTGGTTGGTTCCGTTGGCGTGTGTGGCGTTGCCCACAGGCTGGTCTCGATCACTTAGACTGGGCAATGACACTGACCAACACTGACTGGTGCCAACCAGACGATCCAGAATACGGCAAGCCCACCGGACAAGCAGAACGTGCCAAAGAAATCAAAGAACTCTACACCTGGTGGACTGTGACCTATCGTGCTCGTCCTGATCCATATGATGCCAGTGGCTGGAGTGACTACTGCGAACAGGCTAGAATTCTCAATGGTGGCAAATTGTTTGGTGGTAAGAGTACTCCTGAACTTAAAAAACTAAGCGATAAATCACACAAGCTACTTCAGAAAATTGAAGCCGCATATGAAAAAGAAGATGAAGTCATGATGATCCGATTAATCAAGGCTAGAGATAGTTTATGGACCTAACAGCCGAAGCTCCAGCTAGGAGTATTTTAAAAGTTAATGAGTGGGGTACATCTAAAATGTACAAGGTTGTCTGCGAATGCGGCAACGATGATTGTACACATACCGTTGATATAGAGGCAGAAGATACCGGCGTAACTGTAACCATTTATACTAAAACAAGAACTAACTTTTGGTCAATGAATCGTTGGCAACACATTTGGACATTGTTAATCAACGGCCATGTAGACTTCGAAACTAACATACATTTGTCAGAACAAAGTGCTCTTAATTATAGTGAAACACTAAAACAAGCTGTATATGATGTTAAAAATTTCAAGAAGCCCCTCCCGTAATACTTTTCAAAAAGAAAAGTATATCGAACGCTGTAAGGAAGAGGGCAAAGAGCCTAGCAAAGCATATATTAGAATGTACGAAGAACATAATTTTGATAAACTGATCAAAGAAGAGGATCCCAATTGGCGTAAAGACAATATGGAATATGATCTTCGATCCACTGATTGGATACTGGCCAAGGTTCGTGAAAGTAATGTGTATGCTCAGAATCTCTATGCCTCAATGTGCAATATGCAGTTTATCAAAATGGATGTTTTACCTATTCTAAAAAATCAACGCTGGTCGTGTTCGTGGAGATATGCTGGTGGTATCGTTGCCGATATGCAGGAGAAAGGCGATTACATTGATTGGTATTGTAGCGGTATTAGAGATACTAGAACTCTAATTGCAAGCGAGTTTGCTGTGCTCACTGAGCAACAACAACTGGCCTATAAAGAAGGTGAAGGCTATGTTAGCGAAGGCATAGTCACTGATGAGATCCGTGAGGATCTATTTCGTCTGGGCTGGGTAGTCCAAGACGATAGAATGGACGACTAACCAAAAGGAGACAATAGTCCAAAATGAACTGGGAACTTTATGAAGTATGGGCCGAGGACGATGCCGGCCAAGAAGAGTTGATTGAAACAACCAACAGCCGTAAGCAGGCTTTTGAAATTGCTCAGACTCAATTAAATTTGGGCTATATTGCCAGCATTGTGTATTTGGAAAACGAAGATGGCGAGTTAGAAAAGGTCAAAAGATTTGAACACAGTTGACAATCTTGATAAATGGTGTTATACTATAAGTATTGTTTAACACACTGGAGTGAAAATGGCTACTAACGCAAAACATTTGGCAGAAGTTCGTGCAAAGAAGGGTCGTGACTTTAGCCCAAAATGGGAAGGACACGAAACCTGGGATACCAATCAATTCTTACGCCAGTTTCATTCTGCCATGGCCTGGTATCGTTTAGAAAGTTCTGCCAAGGAACTCAAACCCAAAGTGATAGATTGGATGGGTCGTCAGGGCTGTACCAAAGAAGATATTTCTGCATTTAAGAAAACCAAAGACAATCGTTGCGGCATGACAATGGGTGCAGTTGCAGCCTGTCTACTCAAAGGTATGCCTAGTGTTCGTGACGAGTTCAATGAAGGTAGAGACACTGCCGTTTGGTTGCGGGCTCGTATCAACGAAGTTATTGAGCAGGGACGGGACGATGTTGATGACAGCGATAGCGGCATTGAGGTTAAAAAAGATGTATATGTTCCTAGCATCCAAGAACGGCTTCGTGAAGTGTCTTTGGGAATGACTGAGGAAATTGAAGCAGCCATCGAAGCGTTTCAAACTGATCCCGAAACATTTGATCCAAAGGCATTTAAAATGCTGAACTTGCTCAAGGCAAAACAGGCCAAGGCAGCTCACGCTCGGATCATTCGTGACTTTTATGCTCGTGACCTTACAGAGCTACTTGAGCTCGCCAGTGGCAAAGCTGACGAGCAGTTGAAAGAAGGCTACAGTCACCGTAGCAAGAAACAGATTAAATCCTTTATTGCATTTTTACAAGAAATTGAAAGTGCCTGCAATATGCTAATGCAAGAGGCCAAGGTTAACAAGACGCCCCGTGCTAAAAAGGTTGTCAGCAAAGACAAGATCATTGCCAAACTCAAGTACAAGAAGAGCGACGAGCCTCTCAAACTGGTTAGTATTAATCCAGCAGACATTATTGGTGCTCAGGAATTATGGATTTTTAACAGTAAAACACGCAAACTTGGCAAGTATGTGGCTGCTGAGTTCCAGGAACTTGGTATCAAAGGCACCACTATTACAGGCTTCAACGAAATAAAAAGTGTGCAAAAAACTTTGCGTAAGCCTGCAGAACAAATCAAGGCCTTTAAAGAGGCTGGCAAAGTGGTTCTTCGCAAGTTTCTTGAAGAGATTAATGCAGTAGATACCAAGATGAACGGTCGAATCAACGAAGATATTATGCTGTTAAAGATTGCATAATATTTCAGTGAGAGTTTGATAAATACTGATATGAATAATACCAATATCGATCAAACTCTTACTGAATTCAACGATGCTTTTAAAGCACTGTTGGAACAGGCACATCGACCTGTTGCTCAGGAAATTACACAATTTGTAGAATTTCGTGCCAAAGACGGTAGCACAAATAACGGCAAGGGCATCCTTTGGTTCGGTGAAGGTAATGTAAAACAATTTGTGTACAATGAAAAGCCGGATAGATTTTTCTCATCTGAGCACATTGAACTATTCAAAGATCGCACATTGATCATTGGCGGAGTGCCTATTCTTTCTTCTACGGAACTAGGCACATCTGTAACAAAGAGCAATCTACGTGAACTAGGAAGACTTCGAGGATTGATCGTAGACGGATCAATAGTAATCGATCAATACATCTATTACAATAAAGAAAATAATAGACTGGGACTAGGTACGGACACTCCAAATGCAGGATTATCTGTAGCAGAAGACGGCATTGAGGTTATGCTTGGAACTAAAGATCAAACACGAGGAATGGTAGGAACACATGCCAGTACTCCTTTTGACATTATCACCGATAATACAACTAGAATAAGCGTATCACCTAATGGAAATATACAACTAGGCAACACTGAACAACCCCCTATTCAAGTGTCAATTCATGGAAAATTAAGTATTGGAGTCAAGAATCCCGATCCAGCGGTCGATTTACACGTAAACGGATCAGTAAGATTTAACGGACATATGCAGTCATATGCAAGCACACCCCCGGACTATGGTGCATACACTCGAGGTGACATAGTTTGGAATTCAGAACCAGAAATTAAAAAGTATATAGGTTGGGTCTGTGCAAAATCCGGTGTGCCAGGAACTTGGTTACCATTCGGAGAAATCAAAGAAAGAGATAGATGATACCTAATTCTGTACTGGTAATGGGCAATGGCGAAAGTCGTGGTTCTATTAATATACAAAATTTATTAGGTAATATATTATTGGTAGGCTGTAACGCCATACATCGAGACGCTGTGGTCAATCACCTTATTTGCTGTGATGAACGTATGGTAAGAGAAGCAGTAGAAAATCCAAACACAGCTTCAACATTTATATATGTTCGAGAACACGCATATCAATGGTTTCGCAAGGTGCAAAAGCACAAAAATATAATTCTATTACCTGATATTCCCAATCAAGAACACAATAGAATTGATCAACCAAGAAATTGGGGTAGTGGAACTTATGCATTACTGGTTGCTTCTCAGTTGCCAGACATTAAAAAAGTTTATCTATTGGGTTTTGATTTATACGGTAACGATACGTTAGTAAACAATCTTTATAAAAACACAAAAAATTATTCTTCCGGAGGATCACACTCAGTTGATCCTAGCTATTGGATTTGGCAAGCAGCCAAAGTATTCAAATTGTTTCCTACTATAGAATATAATATTGTGAATCATGACAAATGGCTGATGCCACCAGAATGGAAAAAATCTAATGTTGGGTTTCTTAGCATAGATAATTTTAAGAATCAGTTGCAAAACAGTTAAATAGACTGTATACTAAAACTTAGCGGACTTTCTACGTCATTCATCCCGCTTTATAAACTCTGCATGTCGTCAAACTTGCTACCTTACAAAGGAGACTAGAGATGGCAAATCTACAACCCGTACTTTATAAGTACACTTCGACAAAAGAATATCACGATGCATTTCCCTGTGCTTACAGGCAATGGAGAAGTGATAGTCACTGTAATCTAATTCACGGCTATTCATTTAGTATGAAATTTTACTTTGGCACCAACGACCTGGATGTCCGCAATTGGGCGGCTGACTATGGTGGTTTAAAAGAACTAAAGAAAACACTAGAGGATCAATTTGATCATACACTAATTGTAGCACAAGACGATCCTCAACTTGAAGTATTCAAAATGCTACAAGAAAAGAATATGGCCAAGATTGTTATTCTACCCGCACTGGGCTGTGAAGCATTGAGTGATATGCTTTACAAATATGTGAATGGTGTTTACATTCCGGAGATGTGGGGTCCAGGTGAAGCGGCAAGACTTTGGTGCTATCGTGTAGAAGTACGTGAAACACAGGCCAATATGGCGTTCCGTGAAGGTCATCGTGAATGGAATGAGGATTTGTTTGCGTGAACAGCTTAGAAAAGATATGGGCCCGGGCAACCGGGCACCTTATGGGGAACACTGATGACGATCGGCCAGATGTGCCAATACTTACACTACGTGAAGCAAGAATTGCCTTATTCTTTAAAACATTTTGGGTAGTGATACACATAGTTACTTGTCTGTTTATTATTGCTAATACCATTAGACATTGGTAAATAATAATATGCGCACATTTAACATTCATAATATAAAATTAGGAAACAACGAGCCGTTGGTATTAATTGCTGGGCCTTGTCAAATTGAAAGTCTAGATCATACACTCGAAACTGCACACAGCATAAAAGAAACCTGTGATAGTCTGGGCATTAAGTTTATCTATAAAAGCAGTTTTGACAAAGCCAATCGATCTAGTATATCAACTAAACGAGGCATTGGAATCGACGAAGGTTTAAAGATTCTTAATACTGTTAAACATAATCTCGGGGTGCCAGTTTTAACTGACATTCACGAAAGTTATCAGGCAGAATTGTGTGCTACAGCTGGTATTGATGTATTACAGATTCCAGCGTTTCTCTGTAGGCAAACTGATTTATTGTTAGCAGCAGGTGCTACAGGCTGTGCTATCAATGTCAAGAAGGGACAGTTTCTTGCTCCTCACGATATGAAGAACGTTGCAGAAAAGATTGCTTCAACTGGCAATGAACGAATTATGTTATGTGAAAGAGGATACACTCATGGATATAATAATCTTGTTGTTGATATGCGTAGTCTACCCATTATGGCAAGCACCGGGTATCCAGTGGTCTTTGATGCCACACATTCTGTTCAGCAGCCAGGGGGATTGGGCACAGTCTCCGGAGGGGATCGCACTATGGTCCCGTACCTCGCGAGGGCAGCAGTGGCCACCGGATGCGTAAGTGCTGTGTTCATGGAATGTCATCAAGATCCAGACAACGCTCCTAGTGATGGTCCTAATATGATCACATTGTCTAACCTCAAAAACGTATTAGAAAATCTTATAAAAATAGATGGAATTGTTAAATCCTCCTCAAACTAAACAAGAACGAAAGCGTCTTAAAGCCTTAAGGAGACTTGAAAAAGAATCTCGGCAACCACAACAACAAGTTATTGTAGATACTAATCTTGAAAAAATAACTGTTCTGTGTGTGAAATTTGGAACTAAGTACGGCCGTGAGTACATTGAACGTCTTAGAAATATGGTATCTCGCCATCTAACAGTTCCTTACGAATTTGTGTGTCTTACTGATGATCAACATCCTATAGAAGGTGTTCGAAGTATTGTGCAACCTATGAAAAATTATAAAAAAATATGGTGGCACAAGGTGCATATGTTCGATCCCAATTTACCAATCAGTGGTAGGATCGTTTATTTTGATCTTGACGTAGTGATACACGCCAATATTGATAGCCTTGCAATTGGGCACGGACATAGTTTCTTAGGTATAAAAGATTTTAATAGAAAATTTCACCCTTCTTGGATGTATCTAAATAGTTCTGTAATGAGTTGGATGCACGGTTCTCAGAGTCATATCTATCAACAATTTAATAACAATCCCAACGAAGCACAGAAATTACAAGGTGATCAAGATTGGATATGGAAAACCAGTAAGGATCGTATAAAATTTTGGCCTATAGAATGGATACAAAGTTACAAATGGGAAATACGTAGCAGAGAAGAACTGGTGTTAAAGGACGGTAAACGAAATTTTAAATCAGTAATCAATCCAAAAATTCCAATCAATTGCAGTGTTTGTGTGTTTCACGGAGATCCGAATCCTCACGATGTTCTGGATCCGTATGTTGTTGACAACTGGCGGTAATGATGTTATACTAGTAGTATGACAAATACTATTACCCCTGAAGCATTACGCACTCTGCTTCTTGAAAACGAGTGTGTTGTTGAGTTTACCAAAGTGAATGGCGAAACTCGATCAATGCCTTGCACACTTGATCCAACGATTGTGCCACCTGTGCTAGAACCTAAAGTACTTGCTGAAGGCGAAGTAGCAAAAGTAAAGAAATCTAACCCAGATATTATGAATGTCTGGTGCTTAGATAAAAAGGAATGGCGATCCTTCCGCATTGCTAATGTAATCTCAGCGAAAGTTAAAAAATGATTAAACGAATTGGTTTTGCCTGCAAGTGGATCAATGATCCTGAAGAGGTTAATGGCATGAAGATCAATGCTAGAGATAGAGACTTAAATACAGGTGCGACCACAGTTAGGTGGTTGCGTGAACATCCTCAAGAAGCAGAACAGCGACTTTGGGATTTGATGGAACGAAACATAGAAGCCTGCTACAAATTAGTCAGCAGGGTAGGAACACTAGATGAAGATCTTAGAATGGTACGACTGTCAAGTGATATACTTCCTGTATACACTGAGCCTAGTTGGAAGTGGTTTTGGCGGCAGCCCGATGTTAGAGCCTTTGCAGAAAGAGGATTTGCCCGTGTGGGTGATGTGGCTAGGAAGAATAATGTTAGGCTCAGCTTTCATCCTGGCCAGTTTTGCGTGTTGGCGTCTATTAACCCGGGCATAGTAGAACGTTCAATAGAAGAGTTCGAGTACCATACAGATATGGCTCGGTGGATGGGATATGGTAAGACATTCCAAGACTTCAAGATCAATGTGCATATCTCCGGCAAGCTGGGTCCACAAGGTGTTCGTGATGCTCTAAGCAAAATGACACCCGAGGCTCGCAATTGTCTTACCATCGAGAATGATGAAATGACCTGGGGTATTGACTCAAGCATTGAATTGGTCAAAGACTGTGCTCTGGTCATGGACATTCACCATCATTGGATTAATTCTGGAGAATATATTGAAGCAACTGACGATCGTGTTAAAAGGATTATTGATAGTTGGCGTGGTGTTCGCCCTGTGTTACATTACAGTTTATCACGGGAAGACTGTCTTATTGACCATCCCGGACACATCCGTCCCCATCTTCCGACCCTCTTAGAGCAGGGCTACAAGAAACAGAAACTCAGAGCACATTCAGAATTTTACTGGAACACAGCAGTGAATGAATGGGCCTTGACATTCCGTGACGACTTTGACATCATGTGCGAAAGCAAGGCTAAAAATCTATCCAGCTTTGCACTCTATGAACAGAGTCTTAAGCAGCCGGCTTTGCTTTTGGTTTAGGCGGTGCTTTTGGTTTAGGCGGTGCTTTTGCCGTTGCAGTCTTTGGAGCAGCAGACTTTTTAGCTGGTTGTTGCTTTTTAGGCGCGGGCTTTTTAGCAGGTGCTTGTTCAACTACAGCTGTCGGAGCAACTGCCTCTGCCACAACAACTACTGCATCAACTACTGGTGCAGGTGCTGCCTCAACTACTGGCACCGCAACTGGTGACATTGGATTAATAGATGATGTGTCTATTTTATACGGTGCTTCAGCAGGTGTCGGTGCAGGTGCAGTGTCCTTGGCTCCGAAAAGTTTCTTAATAAATCCGATCATATCGAAATCTCCTTAGGAATTTATTTAGCGGTAAATACAAGTATGGAATTTAAATTCATTCAAAAGTTTATAATCGAAGGCAAAAAAGACAAACTCATACAGTTAACATTGCCCTACGACCGTGATGAGTTGGCACCAATAAAATCCAAAGAAACTATAGATTATCACTACGGTACACTGTACAAGGCCTATGTTGATCGATATAACAAGGGCGAGGGTGATGACAACTTCAACGAAGCTGGTGCGTTTTTGCATAATATCTATTTTGGTCAACTGCAAAAACCAGAAGGGGCCAACAGACCCTACGATGCTATTTTACAGTTTATAGAAAAGCACTTTGATACTTTTGATCGTTTCAAAGAAGAATTTGAAAAAACAGCCATGAGTATACAGGGCAGTGGATGGGCATATCTAGCTCGAGATGGCGAGATCAAAACCATTGTGAATCACGAAATCAGGAACGATATTGTGCTGTTAATTGATTGGTGGGAACACGCTTGGGCGCTGGATTATCAGGCAGACAAAAAGAAATACTTGCAAAACATATGGAAAATAATCGATTGGAGGATAATCAATGGCGTACTCGGACAAGGTAATTGATCACTATGAAAATCCCAGGAATGTGGGGTCTTTTGACAAGAGTGATCCTGATATTGGTACTGGTATGGTTGGCGCACCTGCTTGCGGCGACGTAATGAAATTACAAATAAAGGTTGATCATGATACAGGTATTATTACAGATGCAAAATTTAAAACGTATGGCTGCGGATCGGCTATTGCGAGCTCGAGCCTCATTACGGAGTGGGTCAAAGGCAAAACACTCGACCAAGCCGGAGCAATCAAAAACTCCGACATCGCCCAAGAACTAGCACTACCCCCAGTTAAGATACACTGTAGTATTCTAGCAGAAGATGCTATCAAAGCAGCCGTTGATGATTATCGTAACAGACACAGCCAGTAAACGCATTAAACAGAACTTGGCAAAACGTGGCAAGGGTGTTGGCATTCGTATAGGTGTCAGAACTACTGGTTGCAGTGGATTGGCTTATGTATTGGAGTATGTGGACGAGTACACTGCTGAAGAGGGTGTTACTAATTTTGTTCAACAAGACTTTGTAATATTAGTTGATGCCAAAAGCCTAGTGTATCTAAAAGGACTAACAATGGATTGGGTCCGCAATGGACTCAATGAGGGATTTGATTTCGTCAATCCCAATGAACGTGACCGCTGTGGTTGCGGTGAAAGTTTTAGAGTTTAGAAATATCTAGATCTGCATCAGTGGGCATATCCCAGATTTTTTTGTGATCTGCTCCTGTTCGCTGCGCAAATCGCTTGATATCGCACTCAGAACAACAATGAAAATAGTTGTTGTTCAAACGCTTTCTATCTATTTTTTTTAGATCTCTTTCAAATACGTCATCACAGTCATCACACTTTAAAGTCACAATGGTTTTTGTCCTTGTGTAACTGTGTTGATTGCCCAGCTTACTGAGCCTAACATATTGATTTTTCTGTGATTTGGTCTGAATGAACATCTATTATTTACATTAGGCTTATAAAAACTTTGGATAAATATTATCGATATCCAAACACATAGGATTTGCTATGGCAAGAAAAATTATTAATATTGGTGCAATTGGCAACGACGGCACTGGCGACAGTATCAGAGACAGTTTTAGATCTGTTAACGATAACTTTAGAGAACTCTATAGTTCACTAGGACTAGGTGAAAAACTCACGTTCATAGGCCTAGACGATACCCCTGCATCATTCCCCAACGATTACGAAAATGCCTTGGTTGTTGTCAATGATACCACAGACGGAGTAGTTTTTAAAAAACTAGAAGCAGGTGAAGGTATTCAAATTGATTTTGATACCAGTCAAAATTCCATTGTGGTCAACAGCCTGTTTTCAGACATCTCAGGTGATCCTAGTCCGAATCTAGGAGGTCCAGTTAATGCTCAAGGTGGTGGTGTCAGATATCCCATTGGAAATTTACCTAACATTGGATCTTTTTCCGAACTTACTGATTCGATCGGTAGGATAAACACAGTTCACGGATCTACTGCCACAGAAACAAATAGATTGGCGGCCAACAAAGGCTATGTGGATTCCAAGATATCTCTTCAAGGAATAGATGCCCTTGATCCTGCTACTAATACCACCAACACTGCATTTGGTACCATGACAGGACCGCTGATACTTTCAAGAGATCCTGTAGACGATGATGATGTGGCCTACAATGGTTTGATTGCTGCCACTAAACGATATGTTGACAGTTCTGGTTACAGTAGCACAGTGAATCTGTATGTGAGTACAGCCGGTTTAGATGATCGGCCGGGTGTTGGTCTGGACAGACAAGGTCGCAGTTTGGCCTATGCATATAAAACTCTAGAAGCTGCTCTTAAACGAGCAGAAGAATTGGTACTCGAGGCACCGTTAGAAATTGGTCCTTACAAGAAAGTTCTTACCTGGAACAACGGAGATGAGCCTTGTACCTTGGTAGAAATTGACGATACCGGTGCTACTACAGGCACTGGGTTTAGTCCAGCATTTATTTTTATGAATGTGGATACCGTTGAGATTGCTAGTGGAGGCTTAAACTATCTACCTGGTGACATACTTACTGTTGCAACAGGCACAGGCACTCCAGCAAGATATCAAGTGCTGTCAGTTGGTCCCGGTGGCACAGGAGGACGAGGTCCGGTCACTGCCATTAGACAGATCACTGGCGGCAACTACAGTGTGTTGCCAGCGCCAGTGGCTCCTGCAGCCACTACCTGTCCCGGCAGTAGTATTGGTGTTAGAACTGGATGCACTTTGAATCTCACATTCAAAGTGGCCAGAGTACAGGTTAACTCAGGCGGCCGTGGATCTGGATATGGACTAGTGTCGGTGAGATTTAATGGCGGTGGTGGCAGCGGAGCCTTTGGTGTAGCAGATGTCAGCGCAATTGATGGCGGTATAAACAGTATCAGTATTACCAACGGAGGATCTGGGTTTACTTCTCAGCCATCTATACTTGTGAGTCTTCCAAGATTTAGACTGTCTACTAGTGGGTACAGAACAGACTTTACCGGCAACCCGGCATTGAGCACTGTGGCTGCTAATGCAGCCAAAGACATACGAGAAGGGTTATATCTTCGTGGAGAAACTTCCGGTGCCCTTGCGCAGATTCTAGCACACGACGGTACCCTGGACTCATCCGGCAACGAAGAATTTGACGTTGATATCATCAGTGGAAAATTTTTAGAACCTGGAGATTTAGGATATCCAGAAGCTATATCATTCGGCGATGTAACCAAACGTATTCAAATTTCGGTATTCGTGGAAACTGGCATTTATCTAGAAAATCTACCATTGCGTGTGCCTCAAAACGTTGCAGTGATAGGCGATGAATTTCGCAGAACTATTATTAGACCACAGATAGGATTTGATAGTTCCAGTCCCTGGGCATTTTTGAATTTTAGACGAGATCCTATTGTAGACGGATTAACTGTGGCTACCGAACTGTACGGTTATCACTATCTAGCAGATTCTTCACAGCCTGTTTATCCGTTGATCAATAACAAAGGCAACTATACCAGTGCTGCACGACTGATTACTTTGAACAGAAAGTTTATTCAAGATCAGGTCATAGGTTGGATCAATAATCAAATTTCAACAAACACTGCTCCATTTACGTCTGCATTTAACTATAATGAAGATATCTGTTATAGGGACGTTGGATTGATCATAGACTCTATGGTATTTGATTTGAAATGGAGTGGCCAGAATCGTACAATTTCTGCTGCATTGAAATACAAGGGACCAGCAGTTCCGGGCAGTAATCCTGCCTTGGCTATTGGTGCGCAACTGTCTCAGAC